TTTTTGAATCAACATCGGCAAAAGTTTTATTTTGGGCTAAAATAACGTTTTTTGGAGTGTTAGCAAATTGATAATCATTTGTGATTGCTGGTCTATTATCAGCGAATGCTGTCAATCTTTTACCAACACTATCATTTAATTGAGTTTGAAAATTAGTAGCACCTTGATTGTCAATTTCAGAGGTTAAAGCTTTACCAGCTTCATTAGCATAACCTTCTTGACGTTCCATTCCATCAGCAAAAGCTTTATTTTTGGCATCTTGTTGACGAGCCATGTTTTTGTTATCATCACGGGTTTTTTTATATCCAGTAGCTGCCGATAAAGCTGCTCCACCTGCCATTACTAATAAAGGATTACACATTTATTTTCTTAATTCAAATTTACAAAATAATTCGCCGTTAATTCCAATCGGTTCAGGATCTAAAATTGTGAACCCTAACCATTTCAACCATTTAATCGCTTTTCGGTGCTCACACCAAATGTAATTATAAACATAATTTTTACCATTAACCATTTCTTTTACAATCTTTTTGCAATCTCTACGGAAAATATTTTTATATTTATCAAACTCATCTGTCGCTAACATCCAAATAACATTATTGTCACCACCCCAATTACTGATACCATACATCGCAACCAATTTGCTATTTATTTCCCAAACATAACAATCATTTAAAATATTTGGTGTTGATTTAAGAATATCATCAATATTCATTCCTGAGCTAAAAAATACTTCTTTTTTATCTAATTCACGAGCATTTTTAGCCAAAAAATCAATATCTTCCAATGTTGGTCTTCTAATTATATATTCCATTAATAAACAACCCTACTACTTGAGTTACCACCAGAACTATTATAGTTCTGAACACCAAAGTCACTTGATCTACCACTATTTCTTCCATAAACAGAAGCAGCATTACCAGATGTATTAAAGAAATCAGCGAAAGCATTTGCTAATGGGCTATTTGGTATTGCTGGTTGTAAAGAAGTTGCAGCGGATGCAGCAGCAGATGCAGCACTTCCTGGATCAGCAGCATTGAGATTATCCTGATAAAGTTGACTTTTTCGAGCATCAATATTTGATCTCAAAGAATTAGCAGCATTTAAAGCTTCATTGGTAATACTACCATATTTACCCTCTTTCAACTCTTTCAAATCACCCATTCTATCAATACCGTAAGAACTTGTTAAGTTACCAGTTTTAGCCAATTGAAGGGTTAATTTTTTACGAGCATCAGAATATTGATCATCCAATTGTGGGGAATAATATCCAGTGTAATCTTGTTGATATTTATTGAAAAAATCATCGTTGAAAGATGAAAAATTTTGATCAATTGAAGATTGACCTTCTTTTATTCTTTGTTGTCTTGATTCTTCGGCTGCTCTAGCAATATCTGCTGAATTGTCATAGGGAACATCTGGTGAACTAAATACACTACCACTGTTCACACCCGGCACATCTATAAGACCCTTTGTAAGAAAACCACCTTTACTTCCACACATATTACAAAATAATTTTATGATTGATTATAATGCAGGGCGAGTGCTGACAACGTAGCCGGACCTGCTGCAGAGCAGGTAAGATTTATTCCAAATAATGATCCTTCACCTGGAACAGCAAACCTAGGTGTACCATATGTAATTTTAGATGCAATACCTTGATTAGTTTTTACAGTTAAATCATTAGGATCTGGTAAAATTTCAACTTTCCAATTATTTGATGCTAAAATATCAAAACCAGTCAATATTTTTGAAGAAGCAGGATTTTTAGCACTTATGAAAGGTAATTCAATTAATACGGGATCAACATTAACAGCTGGATAACTGTCGTTATTGACACCACCATATAAATACAAACCATCAACACCATCTTTTGTCGCGCGACAATAAATTCTATTATTTACCCTAGCAAAATGGGTAATTGTTATGTCTAAATCATAATACGACCATGCTGAAATTTTCTTTGATGGGAAAAAAGAAAATACATAAATTCTATTATAAACAGCTATCCAATAACGACCATCTAATGGTTCAATAATGGCAACAGCTGCTTCTTGTTGAGCTTCAGTTAAAGTGTTTAAAAAATCTCTCACATGAGTATCTATTGCTGTACCCACATCAGAAACAAAAGCTGAATTTGACGAATCTCTTGCCTTAATCGATCTGATACCAGTATTTGCCAAATAAAATACGTCATTATTCCCATAAGAAATAACTGAATTAGGTGCTATCGTACCAGTATTTTGTAGAGCTTGTAAGAATACGTTTTCAGAAGAATCTTCAGAAATTGACCAAATTCTAATATTATTTTTAGAGAAAACAGCCATTAAACCTTGATATTCAGCAGTTGCAGTTAATAACTCCGCACCAGATGTTTCTGATGCCATGTTGATAAATCCTGGATCAATACCTGATGTCCATTGTGTTGGTGCGTTTAATGCTGAAAAATACAAATTTGATGATGCAACTGTGTAAAGTTTTTTCTTGAATGTCTGAACAGTTGTTCCAGTTCCAGATGCAGCACCTGTAACTGTATAAATTTCAGTACCATTAATTGTAATAATAAATTGGTCAGCTTCTTCAAAAGTTCCACCAACAGTTGCTGTCACAACTTGAGCAATAGCGGTTACAGCGGTTACACCCCCCGACATAACAGTATCAGCATCAACGGTAACATCACCAGTGACAGTAACAACAACGACAAATCCATTTGGAGAAGCACCAGTGCCTGCTTTTGCTTTAATTGTTAAAAACGGCCCACTAACTTCAGTATCATATTCTGGTGATGAAGTGTAAGAATCTATTTGAGTTTTTAGAAGTGATGCTGTGTTTGAATTTGATGTCGTCCAATCAACAGCTGTGTCTAAAATTTCAACACCATCAACGGTGATGCTTGAAATTGTATTGATGCCTGCAGAACTTGTTCCACCAGTAACTTCAACAACTGCCCTAGAAACAACTTCTGTGACACCGGGTACATTTGGTTGAGTTTCATTCAAAGTTAATGTTTCACTATCAACTTGATCAACACCACCTGCCATATTAGAAACAGTTGATGTAACGTTACCACCAACGTTGCAAACTACAACAAATCCATTTGGTGAATCACCAGTACCAGTTAAGGCTGTAATTGTCAAAGTGCTACCAACAACAGAAGTTGTATATTCCGGTGAGGATGTGTGTGCATCAATTTGTGTTTTTAATAAAGCAGCGGTGTTATCATTCGATGTTGTCCAATCAACAGCAGCACCCAATATATTTACACCGTTAACGGTTATGCTATTAATTTTATTAACACCGGGGCTACTTGTACCACCAGTAATTTGAACAGTTCCAGAAGCTAAAACTTCTGTCTGAGGTGAAACACCATTATTGACAGTTTGAGCAGAAATTGTGAAAGGTGTTCCGGCAACATCAGCTGTAATTGTAACAACATTTGTTGAAACACTTGCTGAAACAACTGCTGAATTATCAATCGCAGCTTCCAAAGCTGCAGCAATAGCATCATTCGACCCAATAGTTGCTGATAAATTATCCCAGTCAATAACACGGGTTGTTTCATAAAAATGATAAATATTTCCGTCTGAAAATTGTGAGATTGAATATAATCTACCATCAAAAGCTTCTGCATCTAAAACTCTCGTTATCGCAGTCGCAGGAGTTGGGTGTTGAGTTAAAATATGATTGACACCGACAGGAACATTACCTGCTTGAGAAGCGTCATAACCAACAGTATAAAGTGTGTCATTGATTGAAAATAAACCTTTGGTTGTTGAGGGGAAATCTACACTTATTTTAACAAAAGATTTTCTACGTTCAATATCACCACCACGGGTTAGATGTCCATTTTTTATTGTCCATGCTGAACCAAGTTCCGAATTAACTCTCGAAACTTTGCTGCGATCCATTCCTTTTCTAATGTCTTCAATTTGAACATATGGCATATTTAGCTAACAACTATTTTTACTTGGTTTGTATGTCTTTCGTGTCTTCTACCCAATCCCATTTGGATGGTTTCTCTTCTTTTAACACTATTTTTTCTGAGACTTATTAATCTCAAATTTGCAGCATCTCTTTTTGATTTTGCATCTGGTGATTTTTGCCTTTCTAACATTTCAGCGGCAGCTGTCATCACAATTAAAATATCATCTAAATCCGCAGTATCAGCATCCTGTGTCAATCGACCTAAAGATTTTGTACCGGTGAAATAAAGATATTGGGAATTATCAACAGGGATTGGCCATATTTCGATTTGTTCAGAAGAACCAGTATTTCTTACATCCCATTTAACAGCAGGATTTGATCTTTCAGGGGTGGATGCATTACTGTCATACATTGAGTAATCTTCCAACGTAATACCACGTTTTATGGGAACATAAACGTTGCTGTATTTCAGTTTTATATCTTCGATTCTATCGAAATTAATGTCAGATGGGAAATCGTAATATCTTTGACCAGCAAATAATTGAACTGTTCTTTGAACTCTTAAGTGAGGCCACTCATAATCATCATATAAAGTTTCTTGAATTCGATCAAGAGTAACTTTTAAATTATCAAATTCATCAACACCAACGGATATTTCTTGGCTTCTTCCAGTCTCGGCTCGTAATTTTGCAATCAAAGAAAGAAGCTGTGTATTACGAGCCATAAATTTTTAAAAATTAGTCCATCAAGTCAGCAAGATTTACATCGCTGGCAGGTCTGATAGAATTTCTTCTGTCTTCCTGTTGTTGACTTAATGAAGGGTTGTTACGTTTATTTAATATTTTTTTAGTAAGTTCTTCAACATCGGAAAGTTCTAAACCTTCGTCATCCAAATTAAATCTGTCGATTAAATCCTGTGGAAGTCTTTCAGGTAAAGTACCCAATGCGCCAAAAATACCATCAATTGATTGTTCTCTTTTGACGAGTGACATTTCATAAAGTTCTTTTAACCTGTCTTTCTCGACACGTTGATTAACTTTTTCATTTTTAATTTCTTCAACATCAACAACAGAATCGGATCCGTGGATGTATAACAAAACTAATAATTCAGGTGATGTTACCTGTTTTCTTACCTCATTCATGGCATTTCCAGCCAAACGAAGTTTAATATTGTAATAGTGCATAATTTACTTAGCCTCACACTTTAAGATTGATAAAAAATATATTTTGGTACTGCGGCGAACAGTACCAAAATATTAACATTAAAACTAACCTGCGAATTGTGCAACACCTAAATATTTAGGATCTGCACTTTGAACAAGTAATTTGAATGCAATAGAACCACTTGCTGCAATAACTGGATCATAAGTTCCTCTTACGTCACCAGTGGTTGCAGTAGCAGCTGAAGAAACACCCGCAACGAATGTTCCATCTAATTGACCAGCTGGAGTTACATCAATTTCAAGAACGAAATAAATATCAGCTGAAGCATTAAATCCAGCAGCTGGGATAATTTCAATTCTATCACCGACAGCAACAACAGTGGTTGAGCTTCCTAGAGTTGTTGGTTCGTCAGAATCGACTTCACCTTCAACTGCACCATCAGCAACAACAACCGATAAACCAGTTACAGCAACTGTGTTGACTTCAACAGTAATTGCACCACCAGTAGTTATTGTCCCTTGGGCAATTGTGGTCAATTTTCTAATTGAACCAGCAACAGGGGAAACAATGTTGAAAGCTGTACCAGCATCAATTGCTGCTTCCAACATTTGACCATTGATATAAACTTTACCAGGTCTTTTAGCAAGTAAAACACCATCTTGAAGTTCTTGAAGAATGTTACTTGCAGCAGGAACAAAGAATGGAAGACCAAGAACGTCACCATTACCCACAGTTAATGAAGTAATGTTTGCTGAAGAAGATATTCCGGTAACTGTTTTGAATGCTTTTTTACCAGTCAATGAAGTTCCAGAAGCTGAAGATTCAACAAGAACATTACCATAAATGTCCTCACCTGTGATGGTAAGAACAGCAGTTCCTGTCCAAGATGCAACAATATTTCTTGGTACATCATTAACACCAGCTAAAGCAGCGGCAGCAATTGCAGCAGCGGCAGTGGTATCAACTGAAAATACACCAAGAGCAGTCAAATCTTGAGAAGCACAAAAACCATCAGCATCAGCTAAATTAGGAGAACCCAAATTAACTTCCACTAAGTTGGAAAGTACTGAAGATTCAACTGTTGGATTTTGCAATCTTTCAATCAATTCACCATTATCAGTACCTACAATATTGAACTCTGCATTCAATCTTGATCCAGTTGGAATAGTTGTAGAACCGTTATATGTAACAGTGATATCAGATGCACCGAATGATACGGTAAAATCTGATGGTGATGTTAATAAACGTTGAAATTTATCGACCCAAATTTTGTGTCCATAAGCGGCGAAGTTTCCTGCAGAAGTATTTTCCGGGTAAGAAAAAGTAATAGTACCAGAAGATACAACAGGAGAACCTAAGCTAGTTTGTGAGATTTTAAACATAATTAAATTCCTCTTTATCGGTTAATAAAATTTGCATTAAGCAATGGTAATTATACCACTTGTATTACGCTGTCTGCAAACAAGACCAAGATTGTCAGTTACCGCACGATACAACACGTATTTATCGTGTGGACGAGCAGGTGAGTGACGCTTATTTCTCTCATTCTCCATAAATAATGGATAGATAGCATTCATATCAATGATGTATAGATATTTAGATTCTCCCAAATCATCAAGAGTTGGATCATAATGTATCATAACACCTTTGAAAGAAGTATCAGCCACACTTACGTCAATTGCGCCTTTTTCAGCCCAACCGGTTTGAGTGTAAGTACCTTTATCTCTCAATTCTGCCTCAAGAGCATCTAAGAACGCTGAACCGGCAAACATCATATGTTTTGGGTTACCATAACGTCTCAATTGTCTCATTTCGGTTTGAATACCTTTACAGATGACTTGGTTAGATGGGGTAGCTGTGCTCAAAGCCAAAAGAGCTCTGTTTCTCCACCAAGTATTTGTAGACTGATCAATACCACCCACAACTAGTGCAGATGATGGATTAGTCAAAATAAATGATTTTAATCCTGGAACTAATTCACTGTCTTGTGAACCATCGCGCCAAAACATATCATTCATCCCACGAGAACGACCTTCTTCCATATCTTCCAATTTGTCATCAAGAAGATTTGCAAGAGCAGTCATTTCACGATCACTATGATTAGATGTGTTGCGACCATTTGAAGTTTCAGTAACAGAAATACCATTTCTTTGCAATTCGTCAAAAGTAACTTCAATACCAGCGTGAATACGTTTGTATGGGTAAGTTGCCATTTTGATGTTCGCAGGGTTACGATAAGTAACTGAATCATCATGACTAAAACCTTGAATAGTTGTAGTATATTCACCTTTCACACGCACAGTTAGAAATTCTTTACCGGCAGGGAAAGTTTTAGCTTTAGCATCAAATGCCTTCAATAGGGGTTTATTTTGGATAGTTTGACTATAAATCGTACCACGATCTATATGATAATCGAGGGTTGCATTAGCAACGTTCTCTAATTCTTGTACTGTAAACGGCATAACATTTTTACGTTTAGGTTAATAATTAACCACGTATTGTTTGTCGGATTACGTCAAGAGTTGATTTAGGTTCAGGTTTAGTCGCACCAGCACTTCCACCATCCACAGGGTTGATTGGTTTTTTCTTAATAAAAGGTTGAATTTCTTTTTCAACATCTTTTTTTATTCTTTCTGCCAAATCCTTAGCTTCCTTTGGTGTCCTTGGTAATGTTCCTTTTCTTGAAGCATCAATCAATTCTATTTTTAACCGATCATTTATACGTGAACTTTTTAGTTTGTAATCAGGATCAGATACCTGCCAATTTTTTTCAAGATCAGTTAAAGTTGTTTGAATTTCAGAAATTACC